TGACGAGCAGTGTAGGCGTGCGGTGAGTGAGCACGATGTTGCGCAAGAGATTGATATCGATTACAAGCGTTCGGGTTGGCAGTATTTTGATGTTGGCAAGTTGGATGGGATTAAGGCGGCGACGGTGAGGGAGCCTGTTTTGGTGGGTGATGTTGGCTTTAAGGAAGATTTTTCGGAGGTGAAGTTTTTTCCTGATCCTGGCGGGAGGATCAAGTTGTGGATTAGCCCTGATTTGGAGGGTTGTTTTCCGGATGGCGGTTATGTTTTGGGCGTGGATATTGCGACGGGCAAGGGTGGTGAGCGGAGTAGTAATAGTACGGCGTGTTTGTTGAATTCGGTGACGGGCGAGAAGGTTTTGGAGTTTGCGGATAATCAGACGAATCCGACTGAGTTTGCGGATATTTGCATTGCGATTTGCAAGTTGTTCGATGATGCGTTTTTAATTTGGGAGGATAACGGTCCAGGCGGGCAGTTTGGGACTCAGGTGAAGAATCAGGGTTATCGGAATATTTTTTATCGGAAGAATGAGAAGTCTTCGAAGGGTAAGAGCCAGGATATTCCGGGTTGGTGGACGAGCAAGGATTCGAAGCGTTCGTTGTTGGGTGAGTATGCGCGGGCTTTGGTGGCGGGTGAGTTTATTAATCCGAGTGCTGAGGCTTTGAAGGAGTGCGAGGAGTATGTTCACGATCCGGTGAGGGGGATTGTGCATTCGGGTAGTACGGACCGTTCTGATCCAACGTTGAGTGGTGAGAATCATGGTGACCGGGTGATTGCGGATGCGCTTGCGCATCGTGGCCGTTCGGAGGTTTTTGTTGTTTTGAAGACGGTTCCTGCTGAGCCGCCGGTGGGTTCGATTGGTTATCGGATGAAGATGCGGCGTTTGGGCGGGGATGATGTTGAGTATAAGTGGGTTGAATAATGTTTGATTTTAATGATCCTCGGAAGTTGTTTGGTCTTTGCGAGGCGGTGAAGAAGAGTCGGGATAATCTGGCGACGTTCCGAAACAATCGCACGGAGTTGGTGCGTGAGTATGTGGGTTCGAAGTATTCCGATGGCGGGGCGAAGCATAAGGTGATGTGCAATGTTTTGTCTGAGGCGGTGGATGTGACGGTGATGCATTTGGCACCGAGCATTCCGAAGGTTTTGTGCAGTACGGATTTTCAGGAGTATAAGGTTGTTGCGCGTGATATGGAGATTGCGTTGAATCAGGATTTCAAGGAGTTGGGCCTTGAGGATACGTTGAAGGAGGTGGCGTTAGACGCGTGGTTTGCGTTTGGGATTTTGAAGGTGAATATGGCGGAGGGGAATGTTGTTGAGATTGCGGGTGAGGCGATTGATGTTGGTAAGCTTTCGGTTCGTCCTGTTTCGCTGGATTGCTGGGTGCATGATACGACGGCGACTCGTTTGGAGGACTGCGATTTTTTTGGGGATCGTTATCGTTTGCGCGAGGATCAGTTGAGGGCGTTGGCTGGGGAGGAGGATGTTGAGCATTTGTTGGGTGGCGATAAGGATCAGCATTTTGATGAGTCGGGTTTGAGTCGGACTCAGGCGATTTCGTCTGATGTGAGTCGGCATGAGAAGGATCAGGTGTTTCGGTATGCGGAGGTGTATGACATTTTTCTGCCGAAGGATCAGTTGTTGATTACGATTCCGGCGAATAGCGGGAATAGTCATACGTGTCGGCCTTTGCGTGTGGTTCGCTGGAGTGGGCCGAAGCGGGGTCCGTATCATTTTTTGTCGTTGTCGGATGTTCCGGAGAATATTATTCCGAATGCTCCTGGTGTGCAGTTGCATGAGCTGAATAAGTGGGTTGGTAATTTGTTGAGGAAGACGGCGCGTCAGTCTCAGCGACAGAAGACGATTGGGACGACGGCGCGGGGGAAGGATCAGGAGGATGCTCAGGTGATGATGGGGGCGAGCGACGGTGAGGTTGTGGGTGTGATGGACCCTGGGACGATTAAGGAGGTGCGTCTGGGCGGTGTGGATCAACAGAATCAGGGCGTTTCGATCTGGCTTATGGATTTGTTTGATCGTTTGGCGGGCAATGTTCGTGCGATGGGCGGGACGGGTCAGAGTGCGGACACGTTGGGTCAGGAGCAGATTGTGTTTCAGCAGCTTGGTGTTCGTCTTGAGAAGCAGAAGCAGAAGATGCGGAAGTTGGTGAATGAGGTTGCGAAGGATATTGCCTGGTGGCGTTGGCATGACCAGTTTTATTCGGCTCAGGTGGTTCGGGAGGTTCCGAATACGAGTGTGCAGGTTGTGGGTCGTTTTGGGCCTAAGGATCGGTTGGGCGATTTCATCAATTACAATTTTGAGATTGATCCTTATTCGATGGAGTATGTGCCTCCGAGTGCGAAGTTGAGGACGATTCAGGAGTTTATCGCGAATTTTGTGTTGCCGATGTCTCCGATGATGGAGCAGCAGGGTGTGGCGTTGAATATGGAGGCGATCATTAAGATGGCGGCTCGGTACAGCAATACTCCTGAGTTGTTGGATGCGTTTATGTTTATGGAGGGTGAGGAGATTCCTCGTCCGACTCCGAGGGGTTTGGGTTCGGGCGGATCTAGTCCGGCGGTGACTCGTCGTGAGCATGTGAGGGTTAATCGGAGTGGTGGGCCGGAGAGCCCGCAGGATAAGTTGTTGTCCAATTTTTTGGGCGGTAATGTGAGGTTGGATCATTCGAATGGCAATGGAGGTGTTCAGGCGTGAGTGAGTTGACTGGCTATTGGTTTCGTGAGCGAAATGAGGGGTATCCTGTTTATTTGGAGCTGCCGTTTTGCGAGTTGTTTGAGAATCAGGATTCGTTGGGGAATTTTGATTACGAGGGTTTGGAGTTGAGGCGCGATTTAAATCTGGAAAATTTTGGCGTTTGTGGTGGTGGGGGGACCAAAGCTGTCCTCTGCGGTCCGTTGAATAGGGAAATCAATGATGCGATTGCGCTGCATCCGGACCAGGTGAGTGCGGAACTTCATCGTTATTATCGTTCGGTCCATCCTGGGATTGAATTGAGAGCTGACGGTGGTTTCAACCTTAGTTCGAGGAAGGCGCGTGCTGCTTTGCTTAAGGATCGAGGTTGCTATGACCGTGACGGCGGATACGGGGACGGGTAGTTCCAATTCTGATTCGGCTTTTGAATCTGTTTCGAGTGAGTTGGGTGCTGAGTTGTCAGGTGTTTCTGGCGGTGATGTGTCTGGTTCGGTTGATTCCAATTCGTCGGGCGTTGATTCATCGGGCTCTGATTCATCGAATCCTGGTGGTTTGGTTGATGATGGTGGCACATCAGCGGGCGACTTGAGTTCGCTGGGTCGTGAGGCGGTTGATGGGTATGGTTTTGCTGAGTCGTTGGTTAAGGGTAAGGACGATTCGTTTATTAAGCAGTTGATGGTTGACCATGATCGTGCGATTATTGGTTCGCCGCATTCGCCTCAGTTTTCTCCACAAAATACTTTGCCTGGTTTTCAAGGCAATCAAAATATTCAGTCTGTGCCTGGTTCTCAGGCGTTTCCTGGTTCTCATCCAGGCCAAGCAGGTTTTGGATTTTCTACTGATGCGGCTGGGGGGCAGGATGCCTCTCAGTTGCCCCCACCTTTACCTCAACATGATCAGCAGGCGGCTGGGTCGTCTCAGGCGGTGTCGCCTGAGTTTGATTTGAGCGGTTTCGATGATGATGCGCGTGTGGTTTTGGAGGGTTTCCAGCAGCAGAATTCTCAGTTGAGTGGTCAGTTGCAGCAGATGCAGGGAATGTTTGCTCAGTTGCAGCAGTCGTTTCAGCAGTTGCAGATGCAGCCGATGGTGGATTCGTTTGAGGCTGCTGTGAGTGGGTTGGAGAGTGATTTTTTTGGGACGGGCAGGAATCTCAATCAGCAGCAGAATATTGCCCGCGATCAGTTGTGGGGTACGGTGTTGTCGCTTGGCGACAGTTTGGAACGTCAGGGGATGGATGTCCCTGCGATGGAGAATTTGGTGGAGCGTGCGGTTCGTGCGCTGCAGTATGACCGTTTTGTGGATCAGGAATCTTTGATTGAACAGGCGCGTAGTCAGTCGGGTCAGATTGCTGGTCAGCCTGTTCCTGGCGATGGTCATGAGGTCCGTAGTTTGAAGGATCAGGCGTTGGACAATATCCAGCGTCATCTTTCGTAGTTCAATGGTTTCAGAAAGTAAGGATGTTTGATTATGTCGCTTGTCCCAGAGCAAATTGACGATTTGGTGGCGACGACGCTGGCCATTCTTGGTAAGGGTGATATCACGGATATCTATCCTGAGTATCAGGAGTATGTGGTGATGGGTCGGTTGCTCGATAAGGAGCATCGCAAGGAGACTGATGGTGGCCATGAAATTGAGTGGCGGGTGAAGGTTGACAATGGTCAGCAGGCTCGGTGGACGGGTTTGTTTGATGTCGATGATCCGCAGGTGAACAATACGACGAAGGTTGCGAAGTTGCCTTGGGCGTTGGCGGATACTCATATGTCGTACGATCACCGGGAGTCGGTGTTCAATCGTGGTTCGGCGGCGATTTACGAGATGCTTGAGCTGCGGATGGGTGAGGCGATGCAGTCTTGGGCCGATTTGGTCGAGGAGGCGTTTTGGTCTTTGCCGGATACGACGAATAACAAGAAGCCTTATGGTGTTCCTTATTCGATTGTGAAGACGACGGCTTCGGGTGATGGTGCTTTCCAGGGTGGCAACCCAGCTGGTTTTTCAGATGTGGCGGGTTTGAACCGGAACACTTATGCGAATTGGAAGAATTGGGCGGCGAAGTATGCGGCGATCGATCAGACGGATTTTGTTCGCAAGGCTCGGAAGGCTCGTCGTTACACGAAGTTCAAGCCTGCGTTCAAGATGAAGGGGCAGACGGTTGGGGACAATCATGCTTGCTATACGAATTACGCGGTGATTGGTCCTTTGGAGGAGTATCTTCAGGACAAGAATGAAAATCTTGGAATGGATTTGGCGCGTTATGACGGTGCGTTAATGTTTGGTGGTGCGCCGGTTGAGTGGGTGCCTTATCTGGACGATGACACTTCGAATCCGTTTTACGGGATCAATTGGAAGTATTTCCATGTGATTTGTGCCCAGGATCAGTTTATGAAGAAGAATCCACCTACTCAGTCGGATTCTCATGCGGGCAAGTCGGTTTATTGGGACATGATCATGCAGATCCGAAACAAAGATCCGCGTCGCTCGTATGTTCTTTCTCTTTAATTTGTTTGCGTAGGATGTTTTGATGACTGCTGGGATTATTACTCACGAAGACAAAAATTCGGGTGCTGTTCGCGGTTTGTCGGGTGCCTGTTTCAAGGGTTTTCCGAGACACCAGGTAATGATTGGTGAGCATTCGGGCGTGTTTGTCGATGAGGATTTCATCAATTTGACGGATGTGACGGCTGGTTTTGCTGATGGTTTCGAGTGGCGTGGCGCTACGATCGAGGCGGGTGGCAAGGTTGGTGGTTCGGCGAAGTTTACGACGGGTACGACGGCCTACAATACGGGCGGTATTTGTTCTGGCAATGGTGCTGATTTGTTTTCGAGCATTGCGTTTGCGAAGACTGATCCGCGGTTTGCGATGGAGGCTCGTTTGCAAATTAATCGGGTGACGGATTTTTCGTTGTTTGTTGGCGTTTGCAAGACGAGTGGCGATTTTGATGCTTTGCTGAATGGTTCGGGTGTTGTGCCGACGAATGAGGGCAATCTGTTTGGGTTGTTTTATACGTCGGGCGGCGATTTGAAGGCGGATGCGAAGTATGTGACGGATGCTCCGGCTTTGCAGTCGTTGGGTACTGGCTTGGGCACGGCGCTCGCTGCGGATACTTATATCAAGCTTGGCTTGCGGTATGAGTCTGGGGGCGGTAAGCCGAAGCTTGAGTATGTTGTCAATGGTGAGGTGGTTGCTTCGGTGACTAAGGATCAGTTGGCGACGGCGACGACTGGTGGCGATTTGAAGGCGTTTGTGTTGGTTCAGAATCACAATACGACTGCGATTGCGATGCATTTGGATCGATTTTCATATTACTCAGATGTTGTCGAATAGGAGGCTGTTCGTTGGACTCAGAATTTGAAATTCAAGAGTTGGCTATTGCTCGTCAGATGTTGGGCGTGGAGGAGTTGCCTGGTCCTTTGAGTGAGCGTATTTGGCGGACTCGGTTTTTGTTGAATCGAATTCGGGGTGACCAGAATATTGGTTGGGATACGCTGGCGATGATTTGCGAGCCGTTTTTCAAGGAGGATTCCTTGGATGATGATGCTGGCGATGAGGAGTCGGGTGTTTTGGCGACGATTACTGGGATGTTGGCGAGGGATGAGCCGGTTTATTTGCTGTGTAAGTCTTTGGATAAGGCGGGCATGTTTGTTGGCCAGCACGGCGAGAAGTTGAAGGTTAAGTTTGAAGACGACAATAAGGAGTTCCGCCTGTTTGATGAGGCGGATGTTGAAGTCGTCAGTTAGTTGATTTGATGGCTGAAAGCTCGTTAACTTTATCGTTTTCAGATTGTGCGGATCGGGTTGCCCGTTTTTTGGGTTATCCTGAGGGCGATGGCAATCGTACTGCTTTGCAGAATAACGATGTTGATCGTGCGATTAAGTCGGGTTATCGTCGGTTTTTATATCCGCCAACGCTTCCAGGTCATACCAGTCAGCATAAGTGGAGTTTTCTTGAGCCGGTCGTTTCTGTGACGACGGTTGCTGACGATTATACGTACAATGTGCCTGCCGATTTTTCTCATTTGGTGGGCGCGATGGTGCTGGATGAGTCTCCATATTTATTGGATGGCAATGCGCCTGTGTTGGATGTGATCGGTACGGCTGAGCTGCAACGTTTACGGAGTTTGTCGAAGAGTTCGGGGACTCCTTCTAAGGTTGCGTTTTTTAATAACCATGAGGATTCATCCAGTCAGCCTCAGTTCTGGTTGTATCCGACGCCTGATAAGGCTTACAAGATTCATTATCGGTATAGCGCTGAGGCGGTGAATCCGAGCAGTGGTTTTCTGGGTGGTCAGGCTCATAGCGAGACTTTGATGAGTGCGATTCTGGCGGCTGCGGAGGAGCATTTGGAGGAGTCGAGTGGTGTTCATCATGGTCGTTTTCTGGAGCAGTTGTCTGGCAGTATTGAACACGATCGCCGTAATGGCGAGCAGTTTTTTGGCTACAACGGCGATCCTGGTTCTTCCCGTATTGTGCGTCGTCTTCAGACGATTACTCATGTGAATGATGTTTAAGGTGATTTGATGCGTAGGCAGGCGACGTTTTCGCAGCGGAATTCTAAGGCGCTTGGTGCTATTTCTGGTGCGGGTATTGGCGGTGCGATTGCGTCGATTCTTGTGTTTGTGATCGAGGCGAATACGGAGGTCGATGTGCCTAAACATGTTGTTGCTGAGATAACGGTTTTGGGTTCGGCGCTGGTGGCTTGGCTGGGTGCTTGGTGGGCTCCGCGGAACAACTACCAGCGTTGATTGAAGAAATATGTCATTAAGAATTTGTCAATAGTCATTTGTCATTGAAGAAGTGTTTTAACCCGGAAAGGTTGGTGATCATGTCTGAGGATGTTGGTGTTTTGCGTTTTCGCAATCAGTCGCGGGATGCGGTGAAGCGTGTTGTGTTTCGTCGGCATTTGCGAAAGTTGTTTCGTTTGGAGACGGAGAAGAAGAACAAAGATTCGATTCGTTCGATTTTGAATGATGAGGATCAGTTTGAAATGCTGTTCCAGGCGTTTGTTGTGGATCAGTACAACGTTTTGGAGGATTCTGAGACTCCAATTCTGGATGCGATCAAGGAGTTTATTTCGTTTTTGATCGAGAATCGTGAGGGCTTGATTGAGTTGATCAAGGGCATTATCGATTTGTTCACTGGAATTGGGCTGGCTGTCTGATGAATTTTTGTTCGATTCCGCCGGATTTTCGTTTTCATTCTCACGACTCCAGTTCAAGTTGGCCGGGGTCGTGGGATATGTCTCGCTGGCAAGATGATTTGAAGGCGATTTGGGATTCGGGGGTGACGGGTAAGGACGTGCGTGTTGCGGTAAGCGATACGGGCGGCGATGAGCGCCATCCAAATATTCCGACTGCGGTGGCGCGGCGTTCGTTTGTGGGTGGTAACACTGGCGATCGCAATGGTCATGGGACGTGGTGTATTGGCCGGGTTCTTGGTCGTGGTGGTGTTGGTATTGCGCCTGAGGCAGATTTGATTGTTTGTAAGGTGTTGAGTGATGGGGGTAGTGGTTCGACGGCTGGGATTGATGCGGCTCGAATTTGGGCGGCTGGCGAAGGTGCTGATGTGATCAGTGAGTCGCTTGGCGGTCCTGGTGGTGATCAGGCGAGTTTCGATTCGATTGCGCGTGCTTATGAGGATGGGGTGCAGTTGGATTTGGCGAGCGCTGGCAATAGTGGCTATTCGGGCCGGAATACGATTGGTTACCCGGCGAAGTTTTCGAATACCTGGTGTAATGGTGCGACTCGTCGTGATGGTTCGATTGCAACGTTCAGTTCTGGTGGTCGTGAGATTGATGATGCAACGCCTGGGGAGCAGGTTCGAAGCTGCGCGCCGGGTGGTGGTTGGAATGTGATGTCGGGTACGTCGATGTCTTGTCCGTTTCGCGCGGGTTTGCAGGCGTTGATTATTCACAAGCGTCGTCGGATTGGTAAGCCTTCGTTGCATGGCGCGGATGCGTGGAGGAGGTTCTTCGATGAGGAGGGTTTTTTTGATGACCGTGGTCCGGATGGCAAGGATGTTCGCTTCGGTTTGGGTGTTCCGATGATTAAGAAAATTATCGATTGGTTGAAAGATCCAGAATGGTTTTGATTCGCTGTACGTTTTTTCTGGCTACCTACCTGTGGTTTGGTTCGCTGTTGTTCTTTCCATTGATCTCCCATGGGCAGCAGCGGGCCAATGCCACGATTTCGCAGGGCGAGGCTTCGGTTAAGGAGGTTCGTGTTGTTGAGTTTGAGGGGGTGGAGCTGAAGTCGGTTGAACGGCAGGTGGGTAAGCGTCCGGTGTTGGTTGTTTCGACGGATGCGCCGAGGCCGTTGATCCGCGGTTATGAGAAGACGAATCCGTTTCCGCCGAGGCCGTTGTTGGCGATTGGTGATGGTCGGTATGTGTTGGAAGGTGCGCCGGGTTCGGAGTGGACGATTGAGGTTTTGTCGATCGTTGATGGGGTGATTTGGTCGAAATTTTTGCAGGGGAAGATTGGCGATTTGCCGGGTGGCGAGGAGCCTCCGGATGATCCTGTTGATCCGCCCCAAAACCGTTGGGAGAAGGTAACAAAATTGGTTGCTGAATCCACACAGGTTAAGGAGGACTCGGAAACGGCAAGGCGTTTGCGCGATGCGTATCGGTCGGTTTTGGAATCGACTGAGGCTAAGACGATTGCTGAGCTGAATCAGGAGGTTGGTGATGCGCGGGCGAGGGCGCTTGAGGTGGATGATGTGAATGTGGATTGGTTTGCTTTGTTTACGGAGGCGGGGAAGCTGTTGAATGAAGATCCGCCTAAGAATGTTGCTGAATACAAACTTGCTTTGACTGCCTTTATGGAGGGCTTGAAATGAAATTTATGACGATTGCGTTGATGGTGTTTTGTCTGCGCTTTGGAGAGCGTGGCTACGGGAATGAGGCGGTTGATTGGTTTGCGGGCGCGGATTACGAGGGTGAGCCGTTGTTGAAGCAGGAGGTTGATCCGACGACGTTTTTCGGTGTGTCTGATCCATTTACGGTGGATGAGTTTGGTTGTGTGAATGGTGTTTGTCGGGTGCCTGGTTTGGGTTTTGTTGTTAGGAGTTCATCGCAGGCTGAGCCTTTGGTTCCGCCGAATGGCGGATTCCACGGCGGAGCCATGGAACGAGGGGTGGTGCGGATGTCCAATTGCACTTGTGAAAACTGCCAATGTAGTGCGGCAACTATCCGGAATTTCCAGACTGTTCAATCTGCGCCGATGATGACTTATTCGTACAGTTACACCGAGCGGCGGCGATGGCGGCCTATTCAGCGGTGGGCTGAAAGGGTGAGGGCGCGACGGTCGATGGGTCTTGGTTTCTTCCAGTGGGGCTGGAGGCGGTGATTGAATGGAGTTGTTGCTGTTTTCGTTGATGTTGGTTGAGGAGTTGGCTAGGGATTATGCGTGGCTGGCTTTGTTGGTGGTTTCAGTCGGTGTGACGGCTTTGCATACGTTGGATGAGGTCGATGGTGATGGTGGGCCGATTTGGGATTATTTGATTGAGTTTGTTCCGTGGCCGGAGACGGAGAGGTCTGTGGCGGTTTTGTATCTGTTGTTTCAGATTTCGGTGGTGGCGTTGACGGTGGCGGCGTTTTGTTTGGAGAGCCGACTGTTGTTGACGGTGCTGTTTTTGCAGCGTTTGTTTGATGTGGGTTTTACTCATTCGATTTTGGCGATGGTGCGCAGTCCGAATCCAGGTGTGAAGACGAGTTTGTTGTTGCTGGTGGATGCGATTTTGATTTTGTGTTTTTTGAATTTTGGGTTTTGATTTTGTGCCAGAGTCACGAGTAAAGAGTTCGGTCGATAGCCTGGGCGTAACTCATACGGAGTTTGAGTCGCATCAAAGGCATGTGGATCAACGGTTGCAAAATCTTGACGATGCGATGCAGCGCGGGTTTTCTGTGCTGGGCAACCAGTTTTCGTCATTGAGTGACAAGTTGGATCGGCAGACGAGGCCGAATTACAACTTGCTGATTGGTTTTGTGACGATTGGTTTGACGTTGGCTTCGTTTGCGGGCGCGTTGGTGTATACGAGCAATTCGAATGTGGATGCGTTGTCGAAGGCGCGTGATACGGCAATTTTGGATCAGTTGGATTCGTTTCGTAGTGGCTCAAATCGCTGGAGTTATTCCCAGCACACAGATTACGCGAAGGATACTCAGTCGAAGTTGGATCGGCATACGAATCGGATTGAAAGCAATGTAAAGGATTTGACGGAGCTGTCTGGCGAGGTGAAGTCGATTAAGTCGGAGTTGGCGACGTGGGTTGGAGAGCTTAATCGTCGCGGCGTTTCTATTGACAATAACACAGAGTTGGTGTCTCGGATCGAGGAGCGGGTGAAGGCTCTTGGCGATCGTGTGGATGACTTGGAGGCTGGTAAGTGATGCGTGCTGTTGTGGATTTTTTGGTTGCGACTTGCCCGCTGTTTTTGCTGGCGTGGTGGGGTTGTCTAGTTGGTGGGTGTGATGCTCAGGTTGATGTTGGTTCTGGGCAGGCGGAGCCAGCGGTCAGTGCGTTCCACGGCAGAGCCATGGAACGAGGGGCCTTGGAACGAGTGAGGTTGCAAGATCCAGTTCCAGAGGTTGATATTGATTGTCCGCAGTTTGATCGGTGTGCGTTGTGGGTGCAGTGTGCGAGGTCGGGCGATTCGGAAAATCATCATGCGAATGGTTTGTTGGTTGAGGGTGGTTGGCAGTCTGTCGATGAGCGTTGGTTGTCGCCTTTCACGAAGTGGTATGAGGCTAAGTTTCGTAAGAAGCTGCGAATCATTTTGCATTTGCCGTTCGGAAAGAAGACGAGTTCGGTTCAGACGAAGATGCACTTTTACGGCGGGCTGGATGCTGTCAAAGATAAGAAGTCTTTTTTTACCGAAGATTTTGTGCGAGTGATCAGGCCGTATACGGAGGCGGGTCATGAGGTGATTGTTTATTTGGGGTCGCCTCATAATACGACGGAGCTTCAGCAGGAGTTGGTGACGGCTGGTCGTCGGGATGATGTGGTTCGGAAGATGTGGTTGGCGACTCGTTTGGCGCTTGAGTGTGATTGCTCGATTGCGTTTGACAATATGGGTTCGCTTGCCAGGTCGAGGCATTCGGAGGCTACGTATTGGTTTTTGAATTCGTTGACGAGGACTTATGTTGAGGCGACGGTTGAACGTCATGAGCGGAATGAGGCGTTTTGGAATGAGCCTGCGATTGTGGCTTGGCGGACGTTTTCAAGGCGGCATGATGATTCGCCGAATTTGCCGTCGGTGTTGAAGTTTCCTCAGTTTGATTCGGAGGATTGGTATGGCGGTGAGGTACTTGTGCTGTTGACGGGTCCGGAGATTCCGAGTGCTGAGCGGGCTTCGGTGTTGGCGAGTGAGATTAAGGGTTTTAAGGGCGTGCCTGTTTTTCAGACGGAGGGGTTTGAGAAGATTGTGAAGGCGTGGCCGGCGAGGTAGGAAGCAATTTGTGATAGAAGAACGATGGGAGTGTCGTTGTGGATGAAGTTTTTATTTTGAAGTTGGTGGTGGGTGGGTCTTTGGTTGTGATTGTTGTTTTGTTGTTTTTGGTTTCAGCATTTAAGGGTGATCGTGATCATTGGAAGGAATCTTACTTTTCTTTTTTGAGTCTTGCTGATGATCTGGAGGAGCACTTGGCGGAGAAGGATGATGAGATTGCGAAGTTGTGGAAGTTGGTTGATCAGGTTGATGGTGGTTCGGCGCAGGCGGAGCCAGCGGCCAGTGCGTTCCACGGCGGAGCCATGGAACGAGGGGTGGTGGATGACGTCACGGCGGAGCCATGGAACGAGAGGTGGTGCGATGGGAACGAGGAGGTAGGTGATGCCGATTGATGTGCGGCGGCTTTGTGCTGCGGTTGAGGATGAGGAGGATTTTTTTGATCGGGAGTCTCGGCTTGCGCATTTCGATGCGAGTGATACGAGCAGGATTACTCATTCTGGAGGTTCGGTGTCGGCGGCGGAGACTCAGGGTGGGTTGTCGCTGACGAAGCAGGATACGGGGACGATTCGAACGAATAATCTGAAGCAGAATGGTTTGAATGTTGTTGAGGGTTTGCCATCAGCACCATCGGATTACCCATTTCTTCAAAGTGCAACGAATGTTGATTTTGATTTGCCGCTGACGTTGTTTGCTGTGGTGCAGTCGTTGGCGACGTCTGGATTTAATTGGGTGATGGGCTCGTCGCCTGGTGATTGGTGGCAGATCGGTTTTGATCACGATTCTGGCCGGATTCGGTTTCGTACTGGTATTCCGACGCAGGCAAATGCGAATTACATGATGTCGGGTGCGGAAAATGAGTGGCACATTATTGTTGCGCATCTTGAAACCGATGGAACGATGTCGATATGGGTCGACGATGTTGCCGGTACGACGAGTAGTCTCGCTGGTGGATGGACGGCTGATGATGGTTTGGTGCGTTTTTTGGCGGGTAGGACGACGGGGAATCAGACGCTACATGGTCCGCTGGCTGAGGCGGGTACGTTTAATGAGATTCTGGATCGGTCGGAAGTTTACACGCAGCTGAATAACAAATGGAAAATTTTTGGCCAGGAGTTGTTGCGATCGGGTGGTTTTGATGATGACAGTGAGTGGGCGACTGTCGGTGATTTTTCGGTGAGCGGTAGTGCGGCGTCGAAGGCGGCGCAGACGGCTTTGTCGACGGTGAGTCAGACGGGCGTTGCGTTTGAGGAGAATGCGAAGTATCTGGTGTCGCTGGATATTGCTTCGTTGTCGAATTCGGATTTGATTGTGTCGGTTGCGGGTACGGCTGGAAGTGCGATTCCTGCGGGCACGACGGGTTTGGTGCATCGTGTGATTGAGACGCCTGGAACGTTGATTACGCCGGGCTTATTTTTGATTAGTCAGGCGTTGTTGGGTTTGAGTTCGATTTTGAGTGTGAGTGTTCGGAAGGTTTTGTAAGGTGTTGCGGGTTGATGGTGGTTCTGGGCAGGCGGAGATTGTGCATTCCACGGCGGAGCCATGAACGAGGGGGTGTTGGGTAATGATTCATGTTTTTCGTTTGTTGTTTTGAAGAAGTTTGGGGGTTTTGGATGGCTGGTTATGCTTTGACGGGTTTGAAGTTTACGATTGCCAGTGGTGCGGCGACGAGTGATATTTTGCCGATTGCGGGTTCTATTATTGGTTCGCTTCAGTTGCCTGCTGCGATTACTGGTTCGACGTTAACGTTTAATTATTCGAATCGGGAGGATGCTTCGGCGAGTGATATGGTGGCGGCTCGGAATAAGACGAATACGGGTGCTGAGGCGGCGATTACGGTTGCTGCGAATCAGTTGGTGCATGTGCCGACTCATATTATGGAGGCGCGGTATTTGTCGATTACGTTGGGTTCGAATCAGGCTGCTGAGCGTTCTGTTGTTTTGCATTTGGAGAGCCCTGCGTAGGGTGTTTGGGGTGTGGGTCTATGCGTAGGCGCTCTGCGGTTGAGTTGACGTTTCCGGTTGGCGGTATTGCGCGTCGTTTTGCGGTGCAGCGACAGGCTCCGTTTACGTGTTTTGATGCGCTGAATGTGTTTCCGGATGATCCGTTTTTGGAGCGTGAGCGTGGTGGCAGTCGTCCTCCGTTGAAGTCGTTGACGACGGCGGGGAGTGGTGCTGTGCGTTTGATGAAGGAGTTTGGTTACGTCGATGGTTCTCAGGTTCGCCATCAGGTGATTATGGCGGTGGGCGGTGGTGCGCTTTACAAGATTGAGAATGATGCTTCGTCGAGTGTTGGGACTGGTGTCGAGACGGATAAGTATATTACTGGTTGCGCGATCAATGGTAAGTTTTATGTGGCTGGTGATACGTCAACTCGTGCGATTCTGGTTTACGATCCGGTTGCTTCGACGTTTGGCACGATTACGACGTCGGGCGGTGTGGTGCCTACGGGTGTGAGAACGATTGAGCGTTGGCGTGATCGTTTGGTGGCGGTGAGCGAGAATGATCCGTGGGTTTTACGGATGTCGAAGCAGGGCGATCCTACGAATTGGGATTATGGTGGTTCTGGTTCGGATCGTGCGGTGTATTTGTCGGCGACGGAGGCTGGTGATTTGGGTCAGCCTGTGGTGGCGTTGATTCCTCGCAATGATAGTGTTTTGATTATTGCGACGACGGTTGGTTTTTGGGAACTTCGCGGCGATCCTACGATTGGCGGACGGCTTTATCCGCTGAATGAGGAACTCGCTATCTTGGGACCCCATTCGTGGTGTCATGACCCGGATGGGAATTTGTTCGTGATGACTAATGATGGTCTTTACGTTAAACCTCCAGGGCACGGAAGCCCGTTTCATTCTTTGAGTCGGGAGAAGTTGCCGAAGGATTTTGCGAATATTGATCGTGATGATTACACGGTGTCGTTGTGTTACGACAAGAAGCTGCGTGGTTTGATGGTTTTCATTACGGAGGAGTCTGCGAGTGATTCGGCGATTAATCCGAATTTTTGTGGGACGATGAACCAGGGTTCTGATCCTCCGGCTGGTTTTTCGTTGTTGGTGACTCATTTTTTTGTGGATGTGAAGAATTCGCTTGGCGGTGATTCGGTGAATCGTTCGGCTGGTTTCTGGCCGATTAGTTTGCAGGCTTCGAATGAGCCGACGTTTGCGATGTCGGTGAATGGTTACAAGAGTGATCAGGGTTCGTTGTATGGGACGAAGAGTGGGAAGGTGTTGCATTTTGAGCGTGGTGCGACGAGTTCGACGATGCCTGGTGGTGATATTACACGGGTGAAGCAGGGGGCGGCGAGTGGCGCGGTTGAGGGTTTGTTTGAGTCGTATGTTGTGATGGGTCCGATTGTGTTGGGTGGTGTGAATGGGTCGGGGATTTTTGAGTCGTTGATTGGTACGTTGCCGAAGGATAGTGGCGATGTGGAGTTTGATCTTTATGTTGGGGATGATGCGGAGACGGCGATTTTGCAGACGTCTGCGAATTTTTCGGGTACGTGGTCGAGGGAGGGTTTGAGTTATCGCGAGCATCCTCGTTTGCGTGGTCGTTATGCGTGGGTTGTTTTGCGTGGTGCGAGCGATGATGCGTGGTCGTTTGAGTCAGCGGATGTTGTGCGTTCTTCTGGCGGAAGGGCGCGGGTGCATGCGTAATGGCGAGTTTGTCGGTCGATCGACTTTTTGAGCTGATTAATCCGAGTCCTCCGACGATTGAGGAGCATTTTCAAAATTGGCAACGACTTGTCGAAGTTTTGAAGATTCTGGGCGATGCTTCGATTGTTCGTCGTTGTACGGCGTCGGGCACGTGGGTTGATGGTTCTCCTGCGACTGTTGCTGCGACGGATGATGATTCTGGCGCGGTGCTTTCTGTTTTGTTGCCGCGGATGGCTGGTAAGGACCCGAATGTCCGTTCTGGTGATTCGTTTTTCTATCGTTCTTATGATGGCGGGTTTTATCCGTCGAGCGATGGTTATCTGGATGATAAGAAGCTGACGCAGAAGAATTGGGCTGGTTTGCTTGCGAATATTCCGGCGGGCTGGGCTGTTTGTGATGGGGTGGCGAATTCGGTTGGGAATGGTGGTTCGGGGCTGAATCTTTCGAATAAGTTTTTGAAGTGGTCTACGTCAACGGCGGGTACGTTTGGGTCGAGTAATACGGGTCTTGGTGGTGCACATTCTGGTGATACGGCTGTTTCAACGACTGGGATTACGATTAATGATGCGAGTTTGAGTACGAATGCTTCGGCGACTGGGATCACGATTGATGGTACGGCGCTTACGACTCAGAGTGCGACGACTGGGATTACGATTGATAAGGGCGGGTCTATTGAGACGTCGCTGGCCGGGACTGGGATTACGATTAATCTTGCGAATGTGACGGTGAATAGTGCGTATACGGGGATTTCGGTTGACAGCTATGATTTGGAGTATACGGGCAGTGAGACGACAGGGATTACGCTTACGGGCGGTTCGGTAACGATCGCAAATAATACGACGGGGATTAATCTCAATCAGGTTTCTCCGGCGACGGTGAATCCGAAGGTGGATGTGGGTACTCAGTCGAGTCTGATTTTAAGTGATCCGGGTCACAATCATATTGCGACTTACAATAAGCCCACGGTGAGTGATCCTGGCCATAAGCATGAGATTGATCCTCATGCTCACGATATTACTGATCCGGGCCATTATCACACGACGGTTGATCATTCACATACGATCAATGACCCTCAGCATTTGCATACGATTCCGGATCATACGCATGGGGTGACAGATCCGGGTCATGTTCATTCTATTTTAGCGCATAGTCATGGTGTGACTGATCCAACCCACTCGCATACAATTCCTGATCATGGTCACACGATTACTGATCCGGGTCATGATCATTCGTTTTCGGTTCCTGACCATGTTCATACGGCTGGTGAACCGCCTTTTGTTACGTTGATTCCGATTGAGAGGATTCATTGAGATGCAATATTTTACAACTTCGTATTCGACGGGTCCGGGTTCATGGCATTCGGCAGATTTGGTTCCTGCGGCTCGTCGTCGGGCTGCGTGGCAGGCTCAGCAGTTGATGCCGAGGATGATGGGTTTGCCGTATCGTCGTTTGGGTCGTCGTTCGTTTCCGGTTTCGATGCGTAAGGGTCGGGGCGGTGTTGTTGGTGGCGGGAGACCTGGCGGTGTGAGGTCTGGCGGTGGTGCTGTGCGTGGTGGTGCGAGTTCTGCGCAGGGTGCGTTTGCTCAGTTGATTGAGGAATATAAGAAGGCTCATGACCGTGCGAATGCTGCGAATCAGTCGCGGTATGAGGCGATTCGCGGTGGTGCCAGTGATGAAGAGGCTGCGATGGGCGGTTATCAGGGTCGGTACAATAAGGCGATGGAGCTGGCTAATGTGGCGGCGGATCAGAATTACCGCAACGCGAGTGCTGCGGCGATGCAGGATTTGACGAGTCGTGGCTTGCGTCATTCGAGTGAGGCGGGGAAGGCGAAGTTTGATGCGTATGAGCGTTCGCAGCAGATTCCGTTGCAGACTCACATGGCTGCGTCTGGTGATCAGTTGGCGTTTATGGAGCGCAAGAATGAGCCGGGTCCTTCGATGGATCAGGTGGTGAATCTTTCGATGATGGCTGGTGCACGGAATGCGAATGCTCAGATTCCTCAGCAGTTGGCGATGATTCAGCAGTTGATGGGTCGTGGCGGTGGTTCTGGCGGTGGTTTTTCACAGGTTGTGAATCGACCGTATGTTGCTGGTTTGAATGTGAGTGGTCCTGGGTTTATGCCGTTCATGTTTTCGGGTCAACGTGGTTATGGCCAGAGTAATTTGCCGAGCCAAAGGCGGATGAATCGACGATTTAATCTGCGAGGCAATGGCAACGTGAATAATATCGGGGGTGTTGGCGGTGGCGGAGTGGATGGCGGATTACCGCGTCGGCCAAGGCTGCCTGGTATTGAGCCGGATCATCAAGGGTTTCATCATGCTGGAATTGCTGGTCAGGCGGGACTTGATCCGGCTATTTTGAAGGAGATTGAGAACCATTTTGGTAAGCAGTTGACTCATGATCAGATGATGTCGTTTCAGTCGTTTGGGATTCCGATTGTGACGAATCCAAATGCTGAGGGGTCGAAGCTTAAGCCTGGCGATTATTACGTGGATAAGATTACGAGAGTTGTTAAGCGGTACTAAAAAACAGTCTACGCTTACTAAGAGAATAACCAAGGAGTGAAAACATGGAAAACTCAGAAGGTGATAATTCATGGGACCGTAATGATTTGTTATCAGGTGGTTTTGAAGGCGTACAGCCATTGGTCATTGGACAACGGTACTTGATCCGAGGCATACAGGATCGGGAAGGCGAATTCGTTTGTATTTCGATGAGCCATGAATTGCTGCGGGAAGGCGGGTTTTATCTTGGACTTAAAGTGTCCGATGAATCAGTCGAGATGATCTGGAGCCGAGACATTAAGGCAGTGTTTGCCATGTGATGGGCAAGACGATCTAGTGGAAGAATGGATGGCCGACGCTCTTGGCGAGCGTGGCGACAGTTACGGAGAATAATTAATGGGAATCACAGTTAGTCATCAGCCGGATGTTTCGGCGTTGGGTGCGGTTGCGGGTCAGGTTGGTCAGGGGCAGGCTGAGCAGCAGGCGTTTGGCAATGCGCTGAGTTTGTATCAGTTGGGCCAGCGCGAGCGGATGCAGGTGCGGGATATCAATCGTTCGGTGTGGAGTCAGTTGGCGGGTCAGCGGCATAGTGATGGCCAGTTGGCTGCGAGGCTTTCGGAGTCGCGTCTTGGTCGTCGTGAGGGGCTTTTGGCGAATCAGGCTTCTCAGGTTTATGCACAGGCTGGTCGTGAGCGGATGGCTCAGTTTCAGCGTTTTGCGCGTGCTGAGGAGTTGGCGAATCAGGAGCAGATGCGGAATCGTTTGGCGAATGCTGATTGGGATCGTCAGAAGGAGATGATTCAGCTTCAGCAGGAGGCTGAGCAGCAGCAGGTTGAGATGAAGTTTACTGCTCAGCAGCGTCGTCGTCAGCAGGAGTTGCAGAATGGGATTCAGTGGGTTGAGTCTCAGGTTGATTGGTCTCCGGAGCAGAAGGGTTTGGCGATCGAGCAGTTGGAGATGGAGTTTCACAATATCAGGCCGTTGCCTCAGGCGTCGGAGGCTCCGCCTTGGCCTGAGGAGCGGGCTCCTGGGAGGGTTTGGGAGGATCGTGGTTATTTGTGGTCTACGGAAGTGGATGCGAATGGTGGTGTTCGTGTGAAGATGCACGATAGGGCTCCGACGAAGGAGGGCGATTATGATCAGGCGTTGTTTGAGCGCGGTGAGGGCGTGTATCAGTATGATGTGAATGGCAAGGAGATTGAGGTTTTGGCTCCTCCTGAGTTGCCGACTCAGAAGGATTGGAATGCGACGTATGATTCGATTGTTAAGAGTTTGAGTGGTGGCAATGGATCGTGACTGGGAAAC